TGCAGAGTTAAGATTTGATCTACAAGCCACAATACCTGGAGATGGAGTATCAGGTGGTGGTGGAGATGAAATTACAAAATGGACTCCAGTTGTTGGAACTATCTGCGTTCTTGGCGATGTAAGTGGAACAGTATGATAGTTAAAGTAACTTCACAGCCAATAAACCTTCCTTCTACTGTTAAGGTTGGAAAAAAGATCTATAAAGTAAAGTAGAATAGTTTCATGGCAACTAACATGGAACCACCTCAACCATTAAAAAAGAAAAACTATTTAGATGCTGTAAAATCTTCAAGCCCACAAGAATTAGATAAACAATATATTGCCGTTCCAGGACTTCAGGGTGAAAGAGGTGAGCAAGGACCTAAAGGAGATAAAGGTGAGAAGGGGGATATAGGGCCTCAAGGACCACAGGGAGAGCGTGGCAGGACTGGAGCACAAGGAGAGCGTGGTGAGCCTGGAAAAGGCGGAGAAGGCTATGATTCAATTTCAGGACAATATCCAGGCTGGGCATATTATAAAAATGGATCAGACAAGCCTACTATTCTAGGGCCACAAAGAGGAGATGATGGGTGGGTTTCTATTAATTTTTACCCAAGCCTTGAAACCTCCAATCAAGACTATCTTATGAAAAATACTAATGAACTTTGGCTATCAGATATGAGTATGTTTAATTTTAAAGGATTAAAACTAGGTGCTAAGGTTGATATAAGGTATGATTTTACAATAACAACTGAGTCAAACTACACAGAGTTATGGATTAGAACTTTTAATGAAAAATATTCAAACTCTCCTACTTCATATATAGCAAATCTTAAATACCAATATTCTTACGATATGTCTTTTTTACAAACACTCTACATTGATGATCAGAGAATAAAGGGTTATGGGGCTAGACCTCAAGCAAGAACTGACTCAGAGAGCAGCCTATTACTAAAAGGCATCTATATATCAGTTTGTTAATGGTATAATAAAGTAGGAGGAATAATGGCATTTCCAGGCACATATAATTTTAGTTATTACCGTGGTGACACTTATCAATTTGTAATCCGTCCAAAAAATGCAAATGGATCAATTTTTACTCTTGATGACTACGATGGCGGATCATTATTTACAATAGCAAATAGACGTGGCAATACAGGAACTCAGATTGCAGCAACTTCCGTAGTTGATACAAACAATCACATAGTTACATGCACAATTACTCCAACACAAGGAAGAGAACTTTCTTCTGGTACAACTTATGTTTATGACGTTCAGATTGAAAATGGTGCAGGAACAGTGTTTACTCTCCTTACTGGATCTATAACAGTAACAGATGACGTAACTGGAGCAGTTTAATGCCAGATGTAGTTTTATCAAACGATGACTTAACTGTTTTGGCTGGTCCTTCAACAGTTGAACTACTTGTTGATATTGGACCAGCAGGAACACGTGGAAGCAAATTTTTTGCAGGAGTTGGAAATCCAAATTCAGATAATACATTAAACCCAATATTAAATGATATGTATATTAATTCAGCCCCAGGGCCAGACTATGGATATTTATACCAGTATGTATCAGAGCCTGGCGGAGATTTATGGATTGAGGTTTTAAGAGTAAGCCCTGTTATTTATTCTAAGTTACACATAACAACTTTTGCTTCAGGAACAAGCGCTTATGCAGGAAGTGGATCAATTGTAATTCCAATAACAGATATCTCTAGCGCAGAAGGCCTTGTCGCAGAAAACTTTAGCGTTCAATACTCTATTCAAAATTCTAACCCTCTTGCTTCTTCTTTATCTTCCGTTGAAATTTCTGGAACAGATTTAGTAATTAATCTTGAGGCTTCAGAGTTTGATGGCACTTGGTCTGCATTTGATGCAGAGGTGTCTGTTCATATATTTATATCGGTTGTGATATAATGAATCAGGTGAAATGACATGGCAGCAGAATCAATAGGAGCAATATACTCCACAAAAATTCCAGGGTATTCAGACAATGCCGATATTCAGGCTGCATTTAAACTTTACCACTATGGCTCATTGGATTATGATTCAACTAATGAAAATGTTGCAAACTTAGTAAGCCCATCTATAGCACACACACTAAATAATCTTCAAAGCCAAATCACTGGTTTAGACCCTGCAGGATCTGTTTCAAAAAGTATTATTGACGCTAAAGGAGATTTGCTGGTTGGATCGTCAAACGATAACGTAGATAATCTTGCTCTTGGAAGCAATGGATATATTTTAACGGCAGATTCAGCACAAACACTTGGAGTTAAATGGGCAGCACCTGCGGTAACAGAAACAAACTCTATAACATTTACAAATAAAACTATTTCTTACGATTCAAACACTTTTGATGGTGTTGCTTCAGAGATATTAGTTTTAATGGGGGCTTTGTAAAATTTTAAAAAATATAGTGTATAATATAACCATAACCTACTTAGGAGGTAGTAACTAATGGCTACAACAACTAAAGCACTAGCAAGAGCAGCAGCAGCAACGTCTTCTGCAACTCTATATACAGTGCCATCATCCACCACAGCAGTAGTAACAAATATTGCTGTTACAAATACAGCAGGATCAGCAGGAACCTTTTCTCTATTGCTAGATGATGTTGCTCTTCACACAACAACAGCAATTGCAGCAAACACCACAGTCTATATTGATCTAAAGCAAACTCTTGCTACAACTAAGACTATTAAAGGTTTTGCATCAGCAACATCAATTAACTTTCACATTTCAGGAGTGGAGATAGCGTAATGGGTATCGCAACTTTTCCAGCAGCCTCTGGCGGACTTTCATCTGCAATCAAGTCAATTCAGCGTGGTGTAGCAGCATCTGCTGGTAATATTACAATTACAGCAGTTGATACAACAAAAACAATCTGTAACTCATTTAGTACATCAAGTGCTGGAACTGTACAAGCAACAGGAACAATAAGTGCTACAAGCGGAACTGCTTCAGCAGCATCTACTAGCGGTGCAGCAATTGCAGCAACTAACAGAACAGTGTACGCTGCAACTAACAGAGGCAATTTCCCCATTCTGATGATAGGTGGTCTTAATGGTAGATATGGTACCCTAGAAGCCAACACCACCAGCCAAGCCATTGCAGCAACAAACCTTGCAGCACAAAACATAAATGCACAAAACATAACTACAAATGCTACAAACCTTTCAGGTGGAACAACAGCACTAACTACTGCTGTATATGGAATCCACTTAGTTAACGCAACAACAATTACCGCAACGGGTCCTTGCCGTTACGAAGTAATAGAATACTTTTAAGATAGGAAACGGGAGATAAAAATGAAATATTTTGTACAATTAAAAGATGATGTAGTTTTTGCATATCATTCATCTTCAACAGAAGTTGACATTCCAGGCGATAATATTATTGAGGTAGAATCAGACGGAGAAAAGAATTTAAACAAAAAGTATGAAAATGGAAACTTTGTTGATGCCCCGTTAATTAAGTACGCTGTTTTAGAAAATAACACTGTTGTCTCAATTAATAAAACTCTATACTCTTCAGAAATAGACGGACCAATTGTTGATGACACAGTTAAGATTATGGCTACATGGAATGGATCAACTTTTACTAATCCAGTTGAGGTGGCTCCAGTAGAACATACCCCAGTTGAGGTTGTTCTTGCAGTCATACCAGAACCAGAAGAATTTGTACTTGGTACAGAATAATATAAAATAAAACTGTATTTATTTTAAGGGGTGTAGGTGCAAAAAATAGTTTTTACTAAAATGGATAATCTTGTCTCAGACATGTTTTATCCAAAAAAATCCTCAGAATTTTTACCAGAATGGTATAAAAAACTATATTCTTATCAGGGCACTGAAGGTAAAAAAGTTGTAGGTAAAAACTTTGAGAATACATCATCAATTAAGAGATGTGTTCCAGTATTTGATGCTTTAACTTCTGGGTACATAATACCAACATATTGTGATATTGTAGTAAGAAAAAGCGATGAAGGTGATATTCTTTATGCATCACCAGAAAAAACCGTCATATCTTCCCATCCTATTTCTCAGGCACCATCACACCCATACATGAATAATCATCCTTACCCTAAATGGATTAATCCGTGGTCAATAAAAACGCCAAAAGGATATTCTTCATTATTTATACCACCAGTTCATGGATCAAATAAATATTTTCAAATTTTAGAAGGAATAGTTGATACTGATAAATACAATAATCCAGTTAATTTTCCATTTGTATTAAAAGATATAGACTTTGAGGGATTAATTCCAGCAGGAACCCCTGTTGCACAAATAATTCCAATAAAAAGAAGTACTTGGAAAATGGAGTTTGGAAACAAAGAAGATACAGAAAACGTTTATGCGTCAATTCGTAGTAGTTTTTTTGATGGATATAGAGATTTTTTTTGGTCAAAAAAAGAATATAAATAAAATGATAAATAAAAAAAATATACTAAAGCATGCAAGAAATTTTGATGATATAGGAATCTCTTCAGCAAAAAACTTTGTTCCCGATTGGTATAAGAATGGGAAAAGGTGGCCAAATGTTGATAGTGAGAAAGAAATTAAAAGAATTCCAACAGCCGTAGGGTTTAAGTTATGTTCGCCATTTCTAGATGCCATAACCTCTGGTTATATTATTCCTCTTACTCAAGATATTGCTATAGAACAAACAGAAGGTGGACCATCAATATCCTATAATGATCAAATTGGAACACCTATAATACTTAGAAACCATGATGATAATATCACTCTTCCTACACCACCTGGAACATCGCCATTACATTTTGCTTGGCATACAGCGGTTACATTTAAAATTCCAAAAGGTTATAGTGCTTTACTTACTCATCCATTAAATAGATTTGATTTGCCCTTTATTACAACAAGCGGAATAATAGATGGTGAATATGCAGTTCCACCAGGAAATGTTCCAGTATTTATTAGTTCAACATTTGAAGGTATAATTCCAATGGGCACACCAATAATTCAAATTACATTGTTTAAAACAGAAAATTGGTCAAGCGAAGAAAATGCTAATATTTTACAAGAATCAAACACAAATAATAGAAGAGCGGCATCAACATTTGGTTGGTATAAAAAAACAAAATGGAAAAAAAAGTCATATAATTAATGAATATTTTTAAAAACTCAAACGAATGGTCTTTAAAAGACATTAAAAAAACTTCACTTCCAAGACCATTTTTTGTTGTGCCCGAAGCCTATTATTTTAAAAATAATAAAAGATATTTAGCAAAGAAAGTGCCGATACCATATCAGTCCACACCTGGAGAAAATGAACCAATTAGATTAAATATAGAAAATGAAGAATACGTAGTAAATAATGATCTTTGTTCATATTGTGGACTAGATATTGATAAAAATTCTGACTCTATTAGATGGATGATAGAAAAAGAAAAAGATGTAGAAAACAATTCAAGAGATTTTGTTCCTTCAGACTTTCGTCCATTTCACATAGAGTGTATGAGGCAGGCAAGAATATATTGTCCGTTTATGAGAACTCTAGATGATTCTAGTTTTGATATAAAAAAACAAGAGTATAATTTAGAACTTGCAAAAAAATATACTGAAGAATTATTTCGGATAAGATGGAAGTCAAAGCACAGATACTATATAAATAATTAAAACATAAAAATACCCCCAAGGACAAAATCCAAGGGGGTTATCTTTTATAAAAAACTATTTAGGAAATTTATTCATCCACATTCTAGTTTTAGGTGTTATGCCCTTCCAAGAAGACCAATCTTCTCCACCCTTAGACATGTAGTATGCAATCTCGGCATTTTTGACGGGATTGAATAATTCAGCGTTAGAGTCAAGATCAAATTTATCTCGTCTATCTGGACCCAAGTTATCAATCATATTAATTTGAAACATCCCATAGGATGAGTCCCCAGTCTTATGGTTTCCGTTAAATGCTAAAGGACGACCATTAGATTCTTTCTTGGCTATAGCCCAAGCCACTACTAAATCATTACCTTCAAATCCCACCAGAGAAAGCAACCTCTTTAATTCAACATCTGTAAGATGTGTTTTGTTTTCATAACTTTCTAACATCTTTGCTTTAGAAACAACAAAAGCCACCTTGTGGGTGGCAGCAGGGTTTTCAGCCTGTTTAATTAGTAAATTATTTTCCGTACTTGATGCATTAGCAAAGTTGCTAAATGGTGCAACAACCCCTACCAATGCTAGGATTCCAATCCAAGCCTTCAAATCTCTTCTCATAATAAAAACCTCCTAGAGACTAAAAATGCTACTTGTTAGTAGCATGTATTAATTATAACATGAATTTGGCTTCAAAGTCAAAGTTTAGGTAACATTTTGGTAACTTTTTAATTTTTTGTGAGGGAAGTGGTATAATAATAAGTACTATGGCTACTGGTTCAACTAATACTTATGATCTTCCTTACCCCGTTTTAAGCGACCCTGTTAATGTTCATGAGGACATTCAGTCACTTGCTGAAAGATTAGAAGATGTTTTATCTAATGTGGGTGTACCGTTTATTTCTTTAGAGGTTAGAAACGTATCTGGAGCATCAATTGCAAAAGGAACTCCAGTATATATTACAGGGTACACAACAAAGCCAACAGTCGCAAAATGTGATTCAGACGACCTATCAACTTTTCCAGTAGTTGGAATAACGCAATCAGCAATTTCAAATAACACAAACGGAGTTATTATTGTTTCTGGAGTATTTGAAAACATCAATACATCATCATATTCTGCTGGAGATATTCTTTATGTAGCAAATGGTGGAGGTTTAACAGACACAATTCCTACAGGTGGTTCAGGGGCTGTAGCGGTTGTAGCAAAGTCTAATGCAACAACTGGTGTAATTATTGTTGGCCAGCCAAAAGGTAACGGAACTTGGGGGGCATTAAAAAATGGACTTGCCTAATGGTATAATTTAACAATGGCCGTATATAGAAACCCCAATGAGTCACCTATGGATCCGCAGCCAACTGCGCCTTCAACCTATAATATTGGAAACAAGCCCCCACTTGTTAACTGGACTGTTGTAATTGGAGACAGTGCCTCTTTTAGAATTTATGTTGAAGATGATTTAGGGAACCCAGTAGACTACGACACAACATCAGTTGGAGACGATGCTGGATGGGATATAGAGGCAGACTTTAGGCGGTATTCAGATAACGATGGAGATGATCTTATATTTACAGTATATCCAACTCAAACAGAATTTGATCAAGTTGGTGAGTTTACAGTTACTATAACTCCAGCACAGTCTAAACAGTTAAGAACTGGAGACGTATTTGATGTTCAACTAAGTGACGTTTCTTCAGACCGTATTTGGACAGTATGTCAAGGTGAAATGATTATGATTGGTGAAGTTACGGATCAGGCATAGTTTATGGCAACAGTAAATATATCCAATATAGAGCCAAGCAAAACAATATCAGACATAAACCATAGTTCAACATTAGAAAATATATCAAAAGGAACATCTATAGCATCAAATATTGCTTTAGGTGTTTTAATGTCAGCAGTGGCAATATCTCCAGCAATATCAGTTTTGGATTTAGCACATAATTCAAATTCAATTGTTGCAACAAACTATCCAGAAGTTATAACTATTACTCATAATCTTCCATTTAGGATAAGCATAACCAATATTGGAATTGAAGGATACCGCCAAGATAATCCCCCAGGAATTGGGGTTCAGGTAATTGGTTTCTCTAACTATATACTTTAAAATCTATGATATAATTCAAACATGGCGAAAATATCATTATCAAGCGTAAAGGCTCTGTTTCAGACAGGCGATAGACCAACTGAAGAAAACTACGTTGATTTAATTGACACCGCTGCAGCCCAAGCAACAGATCTGGGTTCTGCTGGTAACAATGAAGTAACAATCACTGGTATTGAGAACAGTACAATTTTTGATAATTTTATCGCATCAGAATGGAGATCCGTTAAATACGTGATCACATTAAAAAAGAGTACTGGAGACAAGTTCTTCACAACAGAGTTAACCATAGTACCTGATGCTACAAATGATAACGTCAGTGAATATGGAACAGTAGACAATGATGGGAATATTGGCACCATTAACGTCTCTAGGGCAGGAGGCACAGTTAACCTAACTGTAGTTCCCGTGGGGGGTCAGACCCCGATTACCTTGCGCTACATGCGTACTGGTTTGAAGGCTTAACCAAGGAGATAATAAATGGCAACAATAACAAAAGACTTTAGAGTAAAGGCTGGATTAGTAGTTGAAGGCGCAAGCGCAACCGTTGAAGGCCACGATATTCTTACAAAGAAAATTGCAGATGCAAAAGGTGATTTACTAGTTGGTACTGCAGATAATGCAATATCCCGTGTCGCCGTTGGAACAAACGGACATGTCCTTACTGCAGACTCTGCTGAAGCAAGCGGAGTTAAGTGGGCAGCCCCTGCAGCAGTTGGTGTATTTGATACACAGATTACATTTGAAGGTGCAACAGCAGATGATTATGAAACAACTCTTACAGTTACTGATCCAACAGCAGACCGTACAATTACACTTCCAAATGCAACTGGTACAGTTGTTCTTAAAGATTCAACAGACACACTAACAAATAAGTCAATTTCACTAACAACAAACACTGTTACTGGCACAAAGGCAGAATTTAACGCTGCAATGTCAGATGCAGATTTTGCATCACTTGCTGGTAGCGAAACACTAACTAACAAAACAATTTCACTATCAAGCAATACAGTAAGTGGAACAACTGCAGAATTTAATACTGCTCTTACAGATGATAACTTTGCTACCCTCGCAGGTACAGAAACTCTTACTAACAAAACAATTAATGGTTCAAATAATACTATTACAAATGTTTCATTAAGCACTGGAGTTACAGGAACACTTCCTGTTGCTAACGGTGGAACTGGAATTACATCACTTGGAACTGGTGTTGCAACATTCCTTGCTACACCATCTTCTGCAAACCTTGCAGCAGCACTAACTGATGAAGCAGGATCTGGAACAGTAGCATTTACTACTAGCCCAAGTTTTACAACACCAGATATTGGTGTGGCCACTGCTACATCTGTTAACGGTACAACTATCCCGTCATCAAAGACACTTGTTGTAACAACAGATAAGTTAAACGTACTTGCAGCAACATCTTCATCAGAACTTGCTGGAATTATTTCAGACGAGACTGGTACTGGAGCACTTGTTTTTGCTAATACACCAACACTTGTAACACCAAACATTGGTGCAGCAACTGGAACATCTTTGGTTCTTTCAGGGGACCTAACAGTTAACGGTACAACAACTACAATTAACTCAACAGAAATCACAGTTGATGACAAGAACCTTACACTTGGTTCAGTAGCATCTCCAACAGATGCAGGTGCAGACGGTGGTGGTCTTACTCTTAAGGGCGCTACAGACAAGACATTCTCATGGATTGATGCAACTGATTCATGGACATCTTCTGAGCACCTAGACTTGGCAACAGGCAAGGTACTAAAGATTAATGGAACTGAAGTTCTATCAGCAAC